ATGTAGGTTTATATATTTTATCTGTCTTAACAATAACATCTTTAGTTTGAAAGTATCCTTCAGCAGGTAAAAATTTTATATCATGTTTCATCATTTCGTTAGTTACTTGTTTAGGAAATAACATCCACCATCTGCTTTTAACTCCTATATTTTCACTGCCTTTTACCATTTCTTGGAATCTTTGTAAAAAATTACCTGCACGAACCTGTCTAAACCATCTGTTAATTAATCTAAAATCCTCAAGGTTCATTTGATTTAATTTCTTAGGTATCTGTCCTTCAAAAGGTTGTCCTATTTGTGTGTATACACCAGCCAATATTTGGCTTACATCTTTATTTTTAGCATCACTATAATAAGTAAGATGCTCAAATAATTCTTTGACTACCTTTTTATTTTCAGGCGTAAGTTTAGTTTTAGTAGGATTGATTCCTTCATATGCTTCTACATCAGTTTCAATTGTTCCTAATAACCTGATATTTCTTTTATTAACTAGTTTGTCTACATCACTTTCAAACTTCTTCATATCATCAGTATTCTCTTTATAAGGCTCAAATGATTTATTCATATACTTAAGTTTTGTTTTAAAGAACTTAATAATGTTTTCAGAACTTACTTCTTTAGAATCAAAAGCTGCTTTTGCTGTTCCTGTTTTTGAACCTTGCTTATATATAGCATTACGCACTTCTTTTGATTCGCCTTTAGCTTTATCTATAAGTTTTTGATAATTACCTGTTCTTAATGAACCTATAAATAAAGTGTCAAACATATCTCTCGCTGATTTATTAGGAAGGTTGTCTTTAAATTTTTTAATTCTTGCATCAATCATAGCCTGGTCCATTAATTTTGTTCTTTTGCCAGGACTTTCTGTATTAATAGAACTTTCAACTCCTGCTAATTTATGTACTTTTGCTACTTCTTTGTCTGCTTTTTCTTGAACTTCAGATGCTTCTTCAGGTCTGCCTTTATTATTTCTTGTTTTATGAGTATATGCAACAAATCCTTTTAAAAGCTCTACTTCTTTTTTTATAGAACTCATAACATTATCAGGTAAGTCTTTTCGATTTCTTTCATATATTTGAACAACTCTTTCTAATGTTGCTATATTATGAAGAGCATTTGAAAAATAATCATTAGAATTTGACAATAGCTCTCTAAGGTATTTTTCTGTATTTACTTCATCTTTTAACTCATAGTTTTTATACTTTATTTTACTTTTGTCAAGCAACTCTTTTAGTGTCTTTCCTTCTTTATTTATATAATTAGGCTTAGACATATTTTTTAAATTACTTTCTATAAACAAATCATTTTCTAATGTAAAATCAACTTGCCTACTACGTTCTTCCCTTATCATACTTCTTCCTAACAGCTCTCTATAAAAACCATATTCTTTTGCATAACCTTCATGTTCTTTATAAAGTTTTCTATATGCTTCATGATTTATTCTATTAAATATAGAATAGCTCATATCTGTATCTTTTAACGTATTTGCAAATTTCATAGTAGCAGTAGTCATCTCTGTTTCATCATATTTTTCTATTCTTTTAGTAAGCTGTTGCTTTTCAAAAGGACTATAAGCTCTATCAAAATCAAAGTTTCTACTAAAATATGCAGCGTTAAAATTCTTTATATCTTCATATCTTTTATTTTTTACATTCTGAGCATCAATTTGTTCTTTAGGTCTTTTAGGTGCTTTAACATATTCATTTTTATTATTTAATACTCTATGTTCTATTGTATAATAAGATTTTCTTAAAAGATTTTGCATTTGAGTAATAGGTATTAAACCAGCTTCATTTGCTGGGTCTGCAGTAAAGTTTACAAGAGCTTTTGTTAAATCTCTTTGTTCAGCACTTGGTTCTTTTGGTATAAGAACTTCTATAAATTTTGTTCCATCTTTATATACACCTTCTCTATATAATTCTTCTTTTAATTGACTAGCACGCAATGAACTCCATGCTGCTCTCATATTAGATACCATTGTAACAACAGGTCCCATTTTACTTCTATTACTTGCGGTTTCTTGTCCTGCAAATACCCTTACAGCAGGAGAATATTTTGCAACTGGGTTTTCCATTACTTGTTTTAAAAACAATGGATTTACATCACTATTTTTAGCATTAATAACTATTTGGTCTCTATATTGTTTTTTAGCATCTTTTATAGCTTTACCATCTTTTGTATAAAACTCTTTCTTTTGTGCTTTATACATATCTTTCCAAAGTTTTTTCATACCCTCACCTCTACCATCAGCACCTCTTCCACCAAAGTATATAAATGATTCATCACCATCTAAATCAGCACCACCTTGTGCTTCCATAGACCTACCATGCAATAATACCCCATGGTCTTTAATGCCAGTAAAACCTTTAAATTTAAGTACCTGTGCACCAGATGGAGAATCTTGTGGTACTCTAACGCTAATAGCCTCAAATATATCATCAATTTGTTCTTTAGGAAGACTTTTTCTTTTTCTCCATAATTCACCTAAAGTTGTTTTTTCATATCCTTTTATATTTGTAAACATAACAGTATCTTTATATAAATCTCCTAAATAAAATATATCATCTCTTTTATTTAATTCAGGAAACTTTGCTTGCAAAGCTTTATCATAAGGTCTCATTCTTGCAACTATAGCATTTTTAACTTTAGGTCTTAGTACCCGTTCTGCTACAAATCTATTTACTGCTTCATTAACATAGTCTTTTGTATACTTATCGTAGAACATTGGATAACCATCTTTTAATTTAGACAAATGTTTTACAATATTATCAGCAGTCGAATAAAAATCTACTAAATTTTTAGATGTTTCTTGGGCAGCATTACCTGTTAACTGCCCTTCTGCTATAGCACCTTCTACTGCTTCTTTGTTTGTCTTTAATATTTTTAGCATTACTGGATGAGCAAGTTTTTCTAATCCAGGCTCTTTTAATATTCTTTCTACTTGTGGTACACCTAAATCTTCAAAGTTTTCTATTATAGTTTCAATAGTTTTTTCTGAAAGATTTTCTCTGTATTGCTCAACCAAATTGTTTATTTTAGTTCTACCATCAAATGACCTTTGTGCAAGTTCATTATATATATTATCTATAGTTGATTGTTCTGTCTTGCTGTACATATCAGGATGTAGATTAGTTAACATTTGTTTGACAAACGTAACGCCTACAGATTTACCTGATTCATTCATGCCTAACATCTTATGGTCGTTTATAACAGATTGAGAATACTTTAAATCCCCAGGTCTTATTTCTATAATTTCTTTTGCACCGCCTGTTAATTCTAAAGGTTGACCTTTTTTATATATGTAGTCACCAGGAGTTCTATTACCTGTTTGTTTAATAGCACTGCTCATCATTAAAAAATTTACACCTTTACCACCATCAGCTGCTTCCATAGCTTCAGATAGTTCTGGTCCTGCTTTATGAAACATAAACTTACCAAGTATAGTACCTTTATCGTTTTTAGATATAATAAAAGATTTATTTTGTCCTGAGTAAGGAACGCCTGCATCAAGATTAATAGCATCAAGAACTTTGTCTGTTACTATAATTGCACCATCAACAGATTGAGGAAGCTGTATATTAAGTTTGTTTAATATGTTTTCTACTTTTTTAGGGTCTACTATTAAAGATGCTCTGTAATTACCATTGTCAGATAGATTTAATTTACCTACACGTTTAGGATTATTAATAAATTCTCTATCACCTGATATACCATTTGTCATCCATATTTGTTCTCTTTTATTTGCTTCTACAGCATTTTGTATAAACTTACCTTTTTTTCCTATTGTTTCACTAATAGGTACACCATTTATTTGTTCCTGATATGCAATAATAGACTTAGCAGCTTTATCATGCATTGATTTATTCATTCCATATTTTATAAATGACTCTCTGTATATAATTGGTAAAAATTTAGGAAGTTTTATTTTTTTATAATTTGGATGATATTTAACAAATACAATTCTATCTTTATCGCCTATACCGCCATACATGTGATAACCTTTTTTATCCATTTTTTTAATTACATTTGCTATATAATCTCTTTTTAATTTAGTTGCTACTTTATTAGAAACTATACCTCCTGTTGATTTAGAGTAGCTATATGCAAAATTTGACAAACCAAAATCTTTATTATCTTTTGTTATTGTATCAAGAATAGCATATTCATAAGGTTTT